CCTTCCTTCCTTTTGTACTCCCTAAGCAACTGAACGGTCCTGAACTCGTCAAACCGATCAAGTGGAAGTTCGTTCTTGTAGGGAAAAGACCTTATGTTAAGGAAGCTTTCAGCCTTTCCCACCCCTCCAGATCTCGCAAAAATCTGGCCCGGATCTAGTTGTTGCAGCAACTTGTCGCCATCATACAAGAACTTCACAAATTCACGGAACTTCGGATGCCACTTGCAATTCTCGCATTGGGTTATCCACCGAACCGAATGCATCTCAGGAGTAAATTTATTACGTGGTCTCCTTTCCTGAGAGACCATTGACCCAACAGTCCTAAAGATACTCCTTACACCCCGGCATAAGCCGTCGATACGGTACTCTCGCAGATGTGCACGCTGAAGGTAGTGCACTTCTTGGAAAGAGAGTATTGACTTGGAGACGCTAACCTCCATGTTAAGTTCAGCTGCGATTTCGCTAATATGCTCCATTGAATATGGCCTCCTCAAGCTCCATATGCCATCATCACCGAGAACTGTAATGTGTATCAACTCGTTGCGAAGTCGATGAGCTACATAATGGCCAATCCAGATATTAGCTAAAGAGTCCACCATATTGGTGAACGAATCGCCCGAGGGAACAGAACCTGAACGTCCAGACCTCAGCCCTTTAGGTTCAACGATCCCTGACGTGAGAAAGAATTCTCTCAACCAGCGAACCTTTTCCTCTTGACCACGGAACCAGGAATTAATAACATCGAATACACGCTCAATGATGTATCTCGGCATGCGCTGATCATAGCTACCATAGTCTATAGATAACAATGGTTGCACGGCATCATCGAACATGGTTGTGACGATACTATCCACGTGCGTAAGGGGATTCCAAGCTGCAAACTCTTCTCTACCCCTTAATCTATCAACCAGTGGTTGAACCAGAGTCTTACCGATGATAGTTTCTACGTGAGTACACATCCACACATTTCGTTGTTTTGGGATTTCATGTAAACCTCTCGGTTGTCCACGCCATCCTATAACACTAGGAAACCATGTGTTTAATGGATATCCTAATGCATCTAACTTCCTAGCCTCATCTAAGTACCATCTTTCATCCGATTTTAACCGGCTGAATTTTGGTAAACCTAGATTAGTGCCTCGTGGCATCAGAGAATAAGCACTCTCTAACCCTAGTGATACCAATGGACGAGGGATCATAGAAGCTAGTTCTTCACTCGCATAATCCGCGGCCAACGGATCAGGGAATATCTCCGTGTTTACGAAATACTCAGAAAGACTCTCTTCCCTTTCTTCCCACGGCAACCTGATGGAGTAAGGTCCGACTTTGACCTCTTCACTATGCTCGTAATCATCTAACTCCTCGACTCCAGTGAATGCAAAACCGTGGAGCTGCTTTAAGAACCACTCTCTGGGCAAGTCTTTATCCCAGAACGGAGTTCTTAAATCGGTCGGATCTCCACGTGATACACTGTTGAGAAAGGTGGTAAGCCTAGCTTCAGCGTCGTCATCTAAA